GTCATGGCTGCGCGGAAGTTAGCGATTACTGACGTTCCAAGCATCCGGCTTACCCATCTGACCGAGGCGCAGAAAAAAGCCTATATTATTGCCGACAACAAGCTGGCGCTCAACGCAGGTTGGGACGACGAAATGCTGGCGGTGGAGCTTACCGACCTGAAGGACATGGGCTTCGACCTTGATTTAACGGGCTTTAGCACCGATGAGATCGAGGCGTTGCTGGATGGCGATAATGAAATCGGCAGCGAACCAAATGGTAAATTATCTGATCGTTTTATGATACTGCCTTTTTCTGTGCTAAATGCAAGAGAGGGCTGGTGGCAAGATCGTAAACGAGCATGGCTTGCGCTCGGTATTAAGTCGGAGTTAGGGCGAGGAGGAAGCGCTGCTACCCCCTACCCACCCACCTAGTGTTACGCAGAACAAGGACGGGACATTGAACTACGGCGGAACATCCGGGCAGAGCGAGCGGTTTGACAGGCAGCGCCAGGCGGCAGCGCCAGGCCAGCGTGTGACTACAGCAAAAAGCAGCGCGGCAACGGAGCAGGAAGGCCGATAGCATGAGCCGCAAGCCAAACGCGATACCGGGGGGGGGGGCTATGCCGCTAGACCGGGACAAAGCGAGCGCAGGGCTGGCCTGCGCCGTAGGCCAGGATACGGAAGCAGGAAGCGGGACAAGCATATTTGACCCGGTGCTGTGCGAAATCGCCTACCGCTGGTTTTCGCCTGTTGGCGGGCTGATCCTTGACCCGTTTGCGGGCGGGTCAGTCCGGGGTATCGTCGCGTCAAAGCTGGGGCGGCAATACATCGGGCACGAGCTGCGCCCGGAGCAGGTAGAGGCCAACCGCATACAGGGCGGCGAACTGTGCGGCGACGAGGAATTCCCGCCCGCATGGATAGCCGGGGATAGTCGCAACATCGATCAAACGTGCGCTGACGTTAATGCGGATATGGTGTTTAGCTGCCCGCCCTATGCCGACTTGGAGGTTTACAGTGACGACCCGAAAGACTTGAGCACAATGAAGTATGCCGAATTTCTGGTAGCGTATTTTGAGATCATCAAGAAGGCGTGCAACCGGTTGAAGCCTGACAGCTTCGCTTGCTTTGTGGTGGGCGAGGTGCGAGACAAGAAAGGCAATTACATTGACTTTGTGGGCGATACCGTTCAGGCTTTCCGCGAAGCCGGTCTGCATTATTACAATGAAGCAATTTTGGTAACCGCGGTTGGCTCATTGCCAATAAGGGCGGGGCGGCAATTTAGCGCAAGCCGCAAGCTAGGAAAAACCCATCAAAATATACTGGTTTTTGTCAAAGGCGATGGCAAAAAAGCCGCCAGCCGATGCGGGGAGGTAGAAGTTGATGAATCATTGTTTGATACCGTAAGCGTCCATTAAAGCGGATTTTCCAGCTTCTATGCACAATTCAATATTTTTGCCAATTTGCACTGCAAACCGTGGGTTTGTATACGCCATATGCGCGTCAAGCACTTGCGCCCGTATATTGCCCAATCGCGGGAATCTTGCAGCAATGGCAATGGCCTTTTGCCAATCTTTATTCATTGCCGCGGTCTTCAATTTACTTAGTTTTGTGTCCATACGCAGACAATATATGAACAAGCGTTATTTGCAAGTTTATTTACTTATGACAGGACAAACAGCAACGCTTGAGTCTGACGGTAAACCGTTTATTTCATTGAAGAAAGCTGCCTAAGCTACTGGCTATAAATTCAATGAACTTTAAATCTCACAAACCGACGGACAAAACGAGGCAACAGGCGCAGAGTGCTTCAGGACTCGGCTTGCCTCAAGATCAGATCGCTGCTTTGATTGGCATTGCGCCTGACACGCTGAGAAAGCATTACGAATTAGAACTCGGTCTGGGCAAAGCTCAAGCCTCGGCAGCGGTGGCTAAGACTTTGTTTAACAAAGCCACAACGGGCGGCGACACCACAGCAATGATCTGGTGGACTAAATCACAGATGAAGTGGTCGGAAACCGTCCGGCAGGAGTTGACCGGCAAAGACGGAGCGCCGATTGTTACGGCAACATTGGACGTGTCAAAACTCGATATTGATGTGCTGCGAGCAATCATGGCCGCAAAAGATGGTACTGAGTAAGTCAGATGTCCTTAATTGCGAGCGCGAACTGTGTAGGCTATCGCTTGCCGATTTTGCTCAACGTGCATGGCGCGTTCTGGAGCCAGCAGCAGAACTGAAGTGGGGATGGTTACTAAATGCAATTTGCAGACATCTGGAAGCGGTCACAGAAGGAACAATCAATCGACTACTGATGAACGTTCCACCGGGCTCGATGAAGTCCTTACTTACCGGCGTGATCTGGCCAGCCTGGGAGTGGGGACCGCGCGGTATGCCTCACATGCGCTACGTCGGCACAGCACACGAAGAACAGCTTGCCATACGAGACAGCAGGCGATGCCGTGACCTGATCAAGTCAGACTGGTATCAAGAGCTTTGGCCGATTGAGCTGCTGGCAGACCTTGACGGTAAGCGTGAGTTCGGAAACACCGGCAAGGGCATCCGACAGGCGCGCAGCTTCACCAGCATGACCGGCGTTCGTGGAGACCGAATCATTCTTGATGATCCAATCAGCGCAGACAGCGCCAACAGTACGGCAAAACTAGAGGCGGCTCGCATTGCGTTTACCGAGACTCTTCCAACCAGAATCAATAACGAAAAATCTGCAATAGTGGTCATCATGCAGCGCCTGCACGAAAAGGATGTCTCAGGCGTGATATTGGAGATGGGCTTGCCTTATATCCATCTGTGCATTCCGATGCGATTTGACCCGGCGCACCGGTGCACGACCAGCATCGGCTGGACAGACCCGCGCACGAAGACGGGGGAACTTATGTTCCCGGAGCGCTTTGCAGAAGCCCAGGTGGCAGAGCTGGAACGCACCTTGGGCAGCTACGGCAGCGCTGGACAGCTCCAACAGCGGCCAGCACCACGCGGCGGCGGAATCATTCGGCTTGAGTGGTTCCAATACTGGCGCAATCTCCCGCAATTGGAGTTTCGCGTTATCACCGTAGATACCGCACAAAAGACCGCCGAGGCCAACGATTACAGCGTTTTGCAATGCTGGGCTCGATCTACCGTCGGCCACGCCATCATGATCGACCAGATTAGAGGCAAGTGGGAGGCTCCTGAGTTATTGGTGCAAGCAAGATCGTTTTGGATTAAGCACATTAACAGTCCCATCCCGATACATAAAAAGGCAACGCTTCGGGGCATGTATGTGGAGGACAAAGTGTCCGGTACAGGCTTAATCCAGACCCTGCGGCGCGAAGGCGTTCCAGTATTGCCTTTGCAGCGGCATAAAGACAAGATTAGCAGAGGACACGATGCTTCACCGTTTATTGAGTCCGGCAACGTCTTGCTTCCAGAGGATGCGCCGTGGCTATCTGATTTTCTGGCAGAGGTAGAATCGTTTCCGTCCGGCACTCACGATGACCAAATAGACCCAATGCTAGATGCAATCAATCTAGTTCAGCGAACACCGTCGATTAGAATGCAAACAGTCACTCCAATCCCAACGCGCCACAATTGGAATAAAATAGCTACAAACTAGGACATAACTAATGGCTCGACTCTCAAACGATCAACGGCTTTCTAATCTGCACGCAGACGCGCTGAAGCAGTTTAACGATATACAGACCGCGCTGCGGGACGAGCGTCTGCAATGCCTGCAAGACCGGCGCTTCTACTCTTTGTGCGGTGCACAATGGGAAGGCCCGCTTGCGTATCAATACGAAAACAAGCCGAAGTTCGAGGTCAATAAAATCATGCTGGCGGTCATTCGTATCGTCAACGAATACCGGAATAACCGCATCACCGTTGATTATGTGAGCAAGGATGGCACTGAAAACGACAAGCTGGCCGAGGTATGCGATGGCTTGTATCGCGCTGACGAGCAGGCCAGCGTAGCCGATGAAGCATACGACAACGCATTTGAAGAAGCGGTCGGCGGTGGCATTGGTGCGTGGCGCCTGAGAACAGTTTACGAGGATGAAGAAGACGAGGACAACGACCGCCAGCGCATTCGATTCGAGCCGATCTACGATGCTGACAGTTCCGTATTCTTTGACCTGAACGCCAAGCGCCAGGATAAGTCAGACGCCAAGTTCTGCTTTGTG